CCCGATGTAGTCGACCAGATAGGCCCGCAGCGCGTCATGGATGACGCCCGCGTCGGGGCCGGGTGACGTACCCGGCCCGTCCTCGCCCTCGCCGTCGCCGTCCTCGCCGTTCCCGGTGTCGGGATCATCGACCGGTGCCGCATACAACGCCCGCACAGCAGCCCGTGCGCCCGTCTTATTTTCGGCACCCTCGGCCGCAGCCTTCAGCGCCGCGCACGTTGGGCCGTTCTTCTGGCCGACGTTCGGTGTCTCGGTGACGGTCTGCGCGTCATCCCACCCGGTCGCCGTCATGACGACTACGCGGGCGATGTCACGCTCGGTGGTCGTCTTACTGCGGCCACACCGGGCACCGATAGTGCGGGCAATGTCTCGCACGCCCGCATCCTCGGCAATGGCCCCGGCAATAGCCGAGAAATAGACCGGCCGTGTCTCGGCCATCCTGCCCTGCGCCGACAGTAGCGCCGCAGTAGCGGCCGCATGGTCTGTCTCGGCCGCGTGGTAGGCGGCCGCAGCCTCGCCGAGCGTGTGCATGGTTTCTTCATTCATTGGGTGTTCCCCTTGTGTGTGTATGTGCCGGGCCGTAGTGCCCGGCCCACACATTATGCACACACACACACGGGGTCTGTCAAGACCTGCCCCGACATTCTTCCCCGCAGCATGCCCGCCCGCCCGCCAACACCCTCGGCACTACCCGGTCGTGGTGCCCGCTGCCCGTTGTCGTGGTGTGGCTAGTTGGGGCCGGTTGGGTGTCCCTGCAGGGACACCGGGCCAGTGGCGGGGCCGGTTCCTGCCAGTCATCGATCGAACACCCGAGTATGCGATGGGGCGCATGGGCCCCCTACCCACGCACCGATGAAGGGACTCCTGCGGGTCGTCCGATTTACGGTTCTCAGGATATGAACTGTTCGGTATTGTTCTGTTTCGGGGTTACCCGTTCCGGGTTACCCCGTGACATGTGCTTGGCTGTTCGGTGATTGACTCCGTCAATCTTCAGGTACGAAGGCATGCCACTATCTCCTCCCCCCCTGTAGTCCCCCCCTCCACGGGAAACTACTTATAGGTGACATCGTTACATCAATGGGGGCTGGTTTGCGTCGTGCCGAAGTGAACTGTTTGCGGGCAAGATCGGGGTAACGATCTTGCCTATCTAGTGATGGCACATGAAGAAGATTTGGGGCTGGACAGACGGCAGCAACAGTATTTGGACTGGCTATGTACCGCACCCAGTGAACGGAACCCCGCGTCTAAGCAAGGATTCGCTGACCACCTAGGTGTCGACGTGTCGACCCTGAGGCGGTGGGAGAAGAAGGATGTGTTTGCTAGGGAGTGGGAGCAGCGTTCTAGGGCGTTTCAGGGGTCGCCTGAGCGCACGCAGAACGTATTGGACACGTTGCATGCTCGGGCGTTGGATGGGGACGTTAGGGCGGCTCAGTTGTGGTTGCAGGCGATGGATAAGATGGCTCCTGCTCAGGTTGAGGTGAAGACTGATCGTAAGGCTGCTCAGTTGTCTGATGAGGAGTTGGATGAGTTGATTGGTGCTATGGCTGCCCGTGAGCGGGATTCTCGGCTGAGGGCGGTGTAACGATTTGGCTTTCTTAGTGGAGTGCTATGCGTGCGGCATGGAGTATCCGCCGACTCAGTGTCGGTGGAGGTGTCCTTCGTGTGGGGCTAAAGACAGTTGTTGCGACGGTGAGGCGCAACCTAAGATTCCTAAGGATGTGCAGGAATGAGCATTAGTAACTTCGCTGAGAACGCTTTGTTGGATGCGGTTGGTGGTACGGCTTTTGTTGTGTCGTCTCCGTATTTGAAGTTGCATACGGGTGATCCGGGTGAGGATGGGACTGCGAATGCGGCTGGGGAGAACACGTTGCAGGCGTGTTCGTTCAATGCTGCTTCTGGTGGTTCGATGGGTTTGACTTCGTCTGTTTCGTGGACGAATGTGTCGACGGCGGAGACGTTGACGCATTGGTCGTTGTGGAATGGGAATGCGGTTGATGGGTCTGGTGAGCCGACTGATGATTGTGTGTGGACTGGTGCGTTCAACTCGTCTTCGACGGTTGCTGCTGGTGACACGTTTACGATCACGTCGCTTACGTTGACGCTTGACTGACGGTGGCTACGAACTTTCCGTCTTCGGTTGATTCTTTTACGAATCCGACGACCAGCGATACGCTGGCTTCGGTTCCGCATGCTTCTCAGCATGCTGATGTGAATGATGCTGTTGAGGCAATTGAGACTGCCCTGTTGGATGGTGCGCCGTTGCACATTGACGACGCGAACGAGCGGGTCGGCATAGGCACAACGTCACCTAGCCAGCCGCTACACGTTGAAGGCAATGCTCTAATTCAGAGCGGTGACCTGACTGTGAATGCTGGTGGCAACACTGTTCTCAACAGGGCAGGTGCTTCAGCGAGCACAGCCGCAGGTGGTATTGAGTTTCAGATAGATGGGACGACGTATGCGTCGCTGCATCAGCCGAGTGCAGGGTCTTTGAGCACCTCTGCCAATGTCGGTATCGGCACAACGTCACCAGCCTACGAACTTGATGTAAACGGAGACATCAACACTTCAGGTAGTCTGCGTATTGGGGGAACACCGGTTGGCGAGTGGGTTGCGTTCACCCCCTCTTGGGACTTCAACGGAAATTCGATAACCACTACGGGTTTCAACTACGGCTATTACCTAGTTGTGGGCGACCTGAAAATAGTCAGAGCGGGCTTCAGGTATTCCTCATCTTCTGGCGGGGGTTCGTTGCGCCTAGTTCTTCCTAGTGCAGCCGGATTTAGCCGATCAGGAATCCATACCTATACAAGAGATGGGTACGCACACAGATATGATGCTTCCGCAAACGCCAATTACTTGGCTACTCCTTTTTACTGGAATAGCGATACGATTATCGGCTTTTACCACGAAGGTGGGGCGGCAAATGTCACCGATACGGTGCCTGTAAGTTGGGGCGGGAATGATGAGTTTTTCTGCACATTGATAGGTCGTGCGCCATGATTATAAACTTAGCATCACACCTAGACCCCGAAGAAGTCCCTTTTGAGTGGTGGGTTGAGCGCATGAGAAACGCACGCAACCGGCTGCTGTCTGAATCTGACTGGACGCAGGCCCACGACGACCCAACAGGTAAGCGCGATGAATGGGCTGTGTATCGTCAGGCATTGCGTGACGCGCCAGCCAATTGGACTCCTGCTGAAACGTGGGATGCCCCTGATCTACCGGAGGGCAACTGATGACTACGAACTTCCCGACTTCCGTCGACTCATTCCCCGACCCCCTAGCAACAGACCGGCTGGACAACCCACCCCACGACGTTCTACACACGAACGTCAACTCGGCTGTTGAAGCAATCGAAACCGCCCTGCTGGACGGGGCACCTTTGCACATTGACGATGCCAATGAGCGTGTTGGTGTTGGCACTACGTCACCTTCAACGGAGTTGGAGGTTGACGGTACTGTCACGGCAACAGAGTTTGTGGGTGATCTTCAGGGGGCGACACACATTCAGGTAAAGAACAC